TTTCACCCAGAACACCCATCTTTTCCAAGGCGGTGTGAGAATTGTTTGCTTCTGTGGTCAGGCGTTTCAGTTCGTTTTCGGTTTCGATGATCTCACGCTGCAAAGCATCATACTGCTGCTGGGAGATTTCACCATTTGCAAGAGCCGTATTGGCCTGTTCTGCAGCAGTTTTCAGCACTTCTAGCTTTTCTTTGGTGGCAGACACCGCATCGGCGAGGAGCTTATGCTTCTGCGAGAGCAGTTCCGTGTTGGAAGGATCGAGTTTCAACAGTTTCTGGACATCTTTCAACTGTGTCTGCGTGCCCTTGATGTCCTTGTTGACACCTTCCAGTGCCTTGGACAGCTTGGTGGTATCACCGCCGATTTCTACGGTAATGCCTTTGATGCGGTTTGCCATAAATTTCACCTCCGAAATCGAACGAAATGCTTGACAAAATCGTTCGATTGTGATATAATAAAACTAGTAAAAAGAAAAGGGGGCTTGTTTATGTCAATTACTGCAACTGAATTCAAAACAAACCTTGGTAAGTACTTGATGCTCGCTGCAACGGAAGATATTTTCATTTCCAAAAATGGAAAGATCATTGCAAAACTAACCAATCCCAATCAAGATCGTGTTGATATTGCCAAATCGTTATTCGGTTCTGTTCCGTCCGGCTGCACGTTAGAGGAAGCACAAAAAGAGAGGTTGGATCAGATATGAGAGCGTTGTTAGATACTTGTGTGATCATTGATGCGCTTCAAAAAAGAGAACCTTTTTGCGAAAATGCACAGACTATTTTTCTGCTTTCTGCCAATCGTCTTTTTGATGGTTGGATCAGTGCAAAATCTGTCACAGATATCTACTATTTGACGCATCGTCAAACACACAGTGATGCAGAAACTCGAAATATTTTAAGCCGTCTCTTTGTACTGTTTGATATTTTAGACACAGCTGGACTGGACTGCAGACAGGCAATTTCATCGAATGTATCTGATTACGAGGATGCTGTTATGATTGAAACAGCACGTCGCACAGGGATGGATTGTATCGTCACAAGAAATGAAAAAGATTATGCACATGCTGACATTCCAGTATACACGCCAGAGGCATTTATCGCATTGCTTTCATCAGAAGAAGAAACAGATTTCTAAAATCGGTCAAAATCCCTCTGATCTGCCAGCACATCATAATGACACTCGTCATTCTCCCGTTCGGTAAACATATCATTCACCAAACCAATGGTCAAAAAATCCAAATCGCCCATTGACAAACCAAGCTGAACGCACCGCAACAAAAACAGCGGTGTGGTCATCGGTCGGTCAATCGGGCGATGTTTTTTTTAGATTGAACCTGTGTTTCTACGTTCAAACCCCAGAGGTCGATCAGCTGCGGTAAGATCTCATAGATGCTGAACGTGTTAAACTGTTCCAGCCACTCGTCCGGCGATGCCGGAATGGCTGCATCGGCGTGTTTTGCCATGATGTAGGCGATGTTCTCAAACACCTCAAGGCTTTCAATGTCCAGTGCGGAGGATTTCTCTGTATTTTCTCCCACAGACTTTTGCAGTGCTGCAAAGTCCTGATAAATATCTCTGCGGAATTTCAGACGATACAATCTGGGAACTGCTGCACTCGCCTTGAACGGCACATCAATCCCATCAATGGTGATGTTCTTCTGAATTGCCATACTGCACCCTCCTTACGCTTTCACAGATGCTGCGGATGCTTT